TGGTTTGGAAATTAGGGATCAAGTTACATTCACTGTTTCTAGAAGACGATTTAATGAAGAAATTGGTACGGTAGAAGATATTCCGAGGCCAAGGGAAGGCGACCTAATATTTTTTCCATTGAATCAAAAATGTTTTGAAATTAAATATGTAGACAACAAACCATTCTTCTATCCTTTTGGTGAATTATTCACATACGATATTCATTGTGAATTATTCGAATATTCATCCGAAAACTTCAATACAGGAATTCCTGAGATTGATAAGATTGTATACTTATCACAAGATTTATATACTCATGCATTAAAAGATGAGCAAGGGAATGCAATTTTAGATGAAGATGGCAATCCTATTCTACCAGAAAATTACAGTCCATCAGTTATTGATCCGTTAGATGATACTGAACAATTACAATCAGAAGGGGATGATTTAATAGACTTCTCTGTTTCTGATCCATTTAGTTCAGGAGGAAATTATTAATGTTGGGCCATCAATGGTATCACGGTCTTACTCGTAAATATGTGAGCTATTTCGGAACATTGTTTAATGATATTTACATATCTCGATCTGTGACAGGGAGCGAAACTGTATCTGATCTGATAAAAGTTCCATTGTCTTATGCACCAAAAAGAAAAGTTCTCATAAGATTTGACAATGATCCTAATATTGATAGACCATCTGCCGTTACACTTCCTAGAATGTCATTCGAGATTACTGGATATAATTATGATGGCGTAAGAAACGTGTCTAATTTGAATAGATACGTCACAAAAAATCATGATGATGCCAATAAGATGAAATACATTCATACGGGGGCACCTTATAATATAAATTTCAATCTTTACATATACGTCAAAAATTCTGAGGATATGAATAAGATTGTAGAACAGATTTTACCTTTTTTCAAACCTGAATGGACTGCTACTCTACAATTGATACCTGAATTGGGTATTAATATGGACATTCCGGTTATTCTCAATAGCAATATGGTAGAGGATGCATACAATGGATCATTTACTGATAGACAGGTTTTGACTTACACTTTTGGATTTACTATGAAGGCTTGGTATTTCGGCCCTGAATATAACAAACCTATTATTAAATTTGCCAATGCGAATTTTTATGTTCCTTATGGGAATACGACTGTAGTAGATGGAATAGGCAACACGGATTTGTTAGGATCAATAAAAGTCTATCCAGGATTAGATGACGACGGAAATCCTACATCTAATTCATCTATTAGTATAGATACTAATGAAATATTCGTGGATGATGATTTCGGTTACATCGAAGAAATTTCAGGCATTACTATCTCGGAGAATTAAAATGGATGATGACAAATCAAAAAAATTATCAATTGACCCTATCTCTAAAGCATTTGGAATAGAACCTATGAATAATAGACTTAAACCATCAGGAAAAATAATTATTCCTGATCCTGTTAATGATTATGACCATTCTAGGCAAAATCTGCTAGACCTAATTGAACAGGGAAACCAGTATCTGAAACAATTCGGAGAACTTGCTATATCTGCACAAGAACCAAAATACTTTGAAGTATTGAATAATATGTTCAATTCTCTAATTGCAGCTAATGAGAAATTATTAATTATTAAAAAACATTCGCAAGATATTGAAGCTAAAGAAAATACTACTAAGGAATCAGACAAACCTATGACGAATAATAAGTTGTTCGTTGGAAGCACAAATGATTTACAAAATTTATTAGAAAAAATGAATAGTGATAATACTAATGAAGATGTTTAAACAAATTTTATTAGAAATAGAACGAACTCCTGATAAAGCTATCAAATTATTGAATAGAATTCGTGGTATGAAAAAATTTTCTAAACCAGATATAGATAAAAAATATCTAAATCCTGATGAACACAGATCACAAATGTCTACTCTTTCCAAAAAAGTAGACTCATATCCTAAAGTTAGTTCGAGACATGAAACTATAATGCATATTGATATCAATAAATTAAGAACACACCAAGATGCAATTTCGCCTCATGTTGTAAATCAAAAAATAAAAGATAATGATGACAGTTTACCAACGGTGTACCATCATACTGATGGTAATTTTTATGTTGATGATGGAAATCATCAAATAGCAAAACATAGATTAATGGGTAAAAGAACTATTAAAGTTAGAGTATATTCAAAAGAACCATTGAATGATTGAACTAGAACATTCTCCTATTATTAATAAATTTAAAGGGTATCTCGGTAATCCTAATATCAAAAAAGCTGGTATTAGTATAGAATGGACCGAAAAAAATTTAATTGAATATTCCAAGTGTAAAAAAGACCCAATATATTTTGCTGAAAAATATATGAAAATCGTTGATGCGGACGGAGAATTGATAAACTTCAAGTTATATGATTATCAGAGAGAAATCATTACTGCATTACATACTAACAGAAGATTGATTTTATTACAATGCCGCCAATCGGGAAAGGCTCTGCCTCTAGACACTTATATACCAACACCAAATGGGTGGAAATTTATAAGTGAACTGAACATTGGAGATAAAGTATTTGATGAAAATGGCAATGAAACTGTAGTTTCATTTACTTCTGAGATATTCACGGATCATACTTGTTATAAAATAACTTTTGATGATAGATCATCTATCATTGCAGATGCAAATCATATATGGACTGTATATAAATCATCTTCTAGTCTAAAATCTTCATATAACAAAACTACAGAAGAATTATTCAATTCTAACTTTTTATATGAAGATTCTAGAAAGAAAAAATGTTCTAGATGGAAAATACCTTTAAGTAAACCAGTTAAGTATCCGTATCAAAATATTCATATTGATCCTTATACATTAGGATTATGGCTAGGGGGTGGAGCTTCATATGGAATAAGTCCAGAATTGAGGAAACTAAATCTTTTAAATAATAAACATGTGCCGAATAGTTATCTATTCAATACTATTGAAGTTCGTCTTGAATTATTAAGAGGTCTAATGGATTCAGATGGATATGTGGACACAAATGGTTCAAATGGAATTTGTTTCTCTACAAAATACCCTCTTTTATTGGATACTGTATATGAATTATTGACTAGTTTAGGATTCAAAGTATTCCGTAAGAAAAAAACCAATGTCAATGCAGAGACCTTACATTTCCATTGTTCGAGAGAAATGTTCGATATATATAAACTTCCGCGCAAATTAAACAATCAGCTTAAGACTAGTCAATCTAAGGAATATACTAGCAATAGATACATTAGAAATATTGAAAAGGTCGATTCTGTTCCTACTAAATGTATTCAAGTCACAAATTCATCCCATTTATTTTTATGTAGCAAACATTATATTCCTACACATAATAGTACGACTATTGCATCTTATATTTTATGGTATATATTATTCAATAAAACAAAGAATGTGGCTATTTTAGGAAACACAGGTGCTACTGCACAAGAAATTTTGAAAAAAATACAAGATTTTTATGAGTATATTCCATTATGGTTGCAACAGGGTGTTATTGAATGGAATAAGACTTCTATAGAATTAGAGAATAAATCTAGGATTCTGACTGGTCCTTCTACCAAGGCTTCTTTACGAGGAAAATCAATTCAGTTTATGTTGATTGACGAGGCTGCATTCGTACAAAATTGGGAAGAATTCTATACCTCTACATTCAATACGATGGCAAATAGTAAAAAAGCTAAAATCGCTATGATTTCTACACCAAATGGAGTAAATCATTTTACTAAATTCTGGGAAGGCGCTACTCATAAGGATGTTCTTAGTAGAAATGGGTGGTATCCAGTAAAAGTAATATGGAGTGATGTTCCGGGTAGAGATGAAAATTGGAAGAAGGAAATCCTGAAAGGTACTAATTTTGATTATGAGAAATTTGATCAGGAGCATATGTGTTCATTCCTTGGATCATCAGGAACTCTTATTTCAGGTCATAAATTGAAAGACTTATTGTCTTCTATTACAATACCTATTAATCATGGTAATGGAAGTTACCAATATGAATTGCCAAGAAAAGACAGAAGTTATACTTTGATATGTGATGTATCCAGAGGTAGAGGATTGGATTATTCTACTATACAGGTAATAGATACTAAAGAATTTCCGTACAAGCAAGTATTTTCATATAGAGATAATTTGATCACGCCATTAGATTTTGCGGATGTCATTCATCGTATCGCTAAAACTTATAATAATGGAATTGTCTTAATAGAAATAAACGACGTTGGATCACAAGTATCCGAATCATTATTCTATGATTTTGAGTATGAGAATGTTCTTATGACTGAAAATAATGGAAGGAATGGGAAACAAATTTCCGCTGGTTTTGGTGGAAAGGAAAAAGATTTTGGTATTAGGACGACTAAGACTGTTAAAGCCATAGGGTGTTCTATATTAAAATTGTTAGTTGAGCAGAATAAATTATTACTCAGAGATAAGAATACTATAGATGAATTGACCACTTTTTCTCGTAAGGGAAATTCTTATGAGGCAGAATCGGGTAATTATGATGATATGGTTATGCCATTAGTATTATTTGCATGGTTAACTGATCAAATGTACTTCAAAGAATTGACAGATATAAATACCT